AAATTGGAGCGACGTATGAAAGCGAGGCTGGTAGCGGTTTTCCGGGTGCCGAATGGACGAACGGCAGCGTTGACAGCAGCACTGCGCGCAGCACATTTTCGGAAATAGATGGTAGCGTAGTTGGGGGAGGTGGTGAAGGCCAAAGCTACGGCGTCTATGACATAGAAATCAGTGTTTGGCCGAATAATTACCGTCCCGACGGTTCAGTCGCTCTTGCTAACGGGTCGGGTAGCCATGGTTTAGACTTCCAGCAATGGCGCATCATTAGCTTTGCATAGGTGAATAAATGCCGCTGATCCCTCTCGACATCCCACCCGGATTTGTCCGCAACGGCACTGACTTGCAGTCTTCCGGGCGCTGGCGGGACGGCAGCTTAGTGCGTTGGCGCGAGGGCAGCCTGCGCCCCATTGGCGGCTGGGCCGAGCGGATCGCCAGCATGTTTTCAGCAGCACCGCGCGGCATGCACGCGTGGCAGGATGTTAACGGCAGCCGCTGGCTTGCGGGCGGTACTTACAGCAGCCTAAAGGTGGCGACATCTGGCGGCACGGTGTACGACATCACCCCCAGCGGGCTGACTGCCGGTCTGGAGGACGCTGAGCTTGCGAGCGGCTATGGCAGCGGGTTTTACGGCACCGGTCTGTATGGCGTCGCCCCGCTTACGAGCGGGACGTACTCCGAGGCAACCACATGGTCTCTGGACAACTGGGGCGAAAACTTGGTTGCCTGCAGCTACGCAGACGGCACGCTATATGAGTGGGCGCTCAACACCGCCGCCGACGCGGTTGCGATTACTAACGCCCCGACAAACTGTCTCGGCCTAATGGTTACAGAGGAACGCTTTTTGTTTGCTCTTGGGGCTGGCGGAAACCCCCGCAAGATCGCGTGGAGCGATCAGGAGGACAACACAACGTGGTCGCCCGCAGCCACTAATCAGGCCGGGGACTTTGAGCTTGCTACGGCGGGCCAGATTATGGCCGCCGTGCGGACGACTGGGCAGACCTTAATTCTAACCGACATCGACGCCCACCGAGCAACGTACCAAGGCCCTCCGTTTGTCTATGGCTTTGAGCGCGTAGGTCAGGCATGTGGACTGGTCGCTCGCAAGGCTGTTGCGTCTACTGACGCCGGGGTGTTCTGGATGGGCCAGAAGGGGTTTTACCGCTTTGATGGCTCCAGCGTGCGTGAGCTGCCGTGCAGCGTCTCCGACCATGTGTTTTTAGATATTCGGCTCGATCAGATCAGTAAATCGTGGGCAGTCACCAATGGGCAAAACGGCGAGGTCTGGTGGTTCTATGTCAGCGGCGATTCCTCGGACAGCGAGATCGACAGCTACGTTGCTTACGACTACAAGGAAGACCACTGGCTGATCGGCAAGCTCTCGAGGACAGCGGGGGTAGACCGAGGGGTGTTTCGCCAGCCGATCTACGCCTCCAGCGGGGGCAGCGCTTACAACCACGAAACGGGCTTTAATTACGACAGCCAAGAGGTCTATGCGGAAAGCGGTCCGGTGCGTCTTGGGGCGGGTGAGACCCTGTTCCACGCGCTTAAGCTGATCCCCGACGAGCTTACACAGGGCGGCGTCACGGCGTCCTTTAAGGCGCGGAACTATCCAAACACTAATGCCAACGCAGACAGCCTCGAGCGGGAGTACGGGCCGTTCTCCATGGCTAACCCGACCGACATTCGCTTCTCCGGCAGGCAGCTTCGCATGCGCGTGACGTCGAGCGGCTCTGGGGCGTGGCGCTGGGGCATCCCTAGTCTGGAACTTGTTGCGGCGGGGCGGCGATGACCGCGCCGCTAATCCCCCAGCCCATAGGGGACGACTGGAAGGCGTGGGGCGGGCGGCTGGTGCGGCACCTCACCCGCGCGATGCCGCGCCTGCAGTTTAAGGTCGCCGACAGCAATCCATCAGAAAACGGCATCATCGCGTGGGATGACGTTAACGGCTACCCCGTAGTGTCGAAGGGCAATGAGTGGCGGCAGATCGTCTTGGAAGACGGCCATTACGCGGGCGCGGTAACCTCAGACCAAACTGCTGCGGCAGCCGACACCGCCTACGCACTCACCTACAGCTCCAGCATCGCGGAGGGGGTTGCTAACGGCACTCCGGCGTCTCGAATTGTTTTTGAGGAGGCTGGCGAGTACATGGTGGCGTTCTCGGCGCAGATCGCCTCCACATCCAGCAGCACTGTCACCTTTTGGTTTTGGCCGCGCGTCAACGGCGTAGATGTCGCGGGGTCAACCATGAAAAACGCGCTTCATCAAAACGGCTCTGTGTTGGTGGTCAGTCGCTCCGCGATCTTTAATTTTAGCGCGGGAGACTACTTGGAGGCGATGTGGGCGGTGGACAGTACGTCTGGCTATCTAAACGCCTCGACAGCTACCGCCTTCGCTCCTGCAGCTCCCGCGTCCACAATTTCTATCACTCGGCTGCACGGATGATGGAGCGCTGGCGTAAGCATATTGATCGGGCGCTGGCACACTCCGGCGGCACCCATACGTTTGAGGACATCCGCGATAGTGTTATCCTCGGGCGCATGCAGCTATGGGAAAACTCCGACAGCATGGCAATCACTGAGATAATCGTGTATCCTCGCAAGAAGACGCTGCACATTTTTCTTGCCAGCGGTACGATGGATGGCGTGCAGGCCATGCTTGCGTCAGCGGAAGAGTGGGGTCGGCAGCAGGGCTGTGAGGCAGTCACGTTTGCGGGCCGTCGTGGCTGGCGCAGGGTTATGGATAAGCGGGGCTTTAAGGAGACCCTGACTGTAATGGAAAAGGGGCTTTAATATGGCAGGCGGCGGTAAGGGCGGTAGCCAGACTACTGAGGTCAAAATTCCACAGTGGCTTGAGAGCGCTGCGAAGCAAAATATCGCTCGCGCAGACGAGATCGCCACCTTGGGGTATGTCCCGAGGTTTGGCCCAGAGGTGGCCGCGTTTACACCCATGCAGGAAGCCGCGTTTGCCAATACTGGGCAGGCTGCGTCGGCGTTTGGTATGCCGGGCGGTGGCATGACCGGCATGGAGGGCATGCCCGCAGCCTCTGAGTTCGCGGGTGGCGTGCGCGGCTACAGCAGCGCGCCGCTGTACGATCAGGCGCTCTCGGAGCTGCAGCGCACCGCTCCCGGCCAGTACGATTTTATTCGCGGGATGTTTATGGACCCGGTTAGTGGGGCGGCCCCGCGCGCTCCCTTTGGGTCCTTAATCCAAGAAGCGCCTGCGTCACCAGCATCTATGCTGCCTACTTACCGAGATTACGGGAACGACAACAGCGACCCGTTTGCCGGTATTGGCGGGCGCGACAGCGACCGAGGGTTTTACAGCAACCTAAATGACGTGAGCGGCGACAGCAGGGTCAGCTTTGGCGACACCTACCTTGGCGACGTGCTCGGCTTTGACGGGTCGTTTGGTAACGACGGGCCGGGTATGCGGGATTCAATAACTGGGGGCCGCCGTAACGCTTACAGCGGCGGCGGGGGACGATAACATGGGCGGCACACTTTCAGGAAACACCACGCAGCCAGCCGTTAACACAACGCAGCCAGCCGTTAACACAACGCAGCCCAGCGCCTACGACATGTCTGCCAGCGCCTACCGAGGCGCTCTAGGAGCTACGGGAGCGGCGATGTCCGGGGAGGGCGTCCAGCGCGCCATGAACCCCTACATCAGAGAAGTCACGCAGCGCACGCTGGGCGACTTGGAGCGGCAGCGACAGATGCAGTCCATGACCACCGCCGCTCAGGCTCAAAAGGCCGGGGCGTTTGGGGGGTCGCGTCACGGCGTTGCCGACAGCCTCACGAATGAGGCCTTTGCTCGACAGGCTGCCGACACCGCAGCCAACCTCAACATGCAGGGCTACAACACCGCGCAGAGCGCGCTGATGCAGGGTGCCGCGCAGCTTGGGAGCCTCTCCAACCTCGGCTTTGGGTTCGGCCAGAAGATCGCGGAGCAGCAGAGCGGGCAGGGCGCGCTGCAGCAGGCACTAATTCAGCAACTTATCAACGCCGCGCAGGCGCAGTACAGCGGCTTTACTGGCGCACCTAACGCGGCGATTCAGCTACCCCTAGCGGCGGTTGGCGCTGGCAACATGGGCCAGCAGACCACCACAGCATCGAAGCAGCCGGGGCTGCTTGACTGGGCTGCCCTAGCTGCGACGGCTTTTGGCGGGCTGTAATGGGCGAGTTTACTCCCCTCCTCGGCACTCGCGCCCAGTACCCGCCGCAGGCTGGCAGCATCAACTTGTCGCTAGACTACAATGCTGCCCCCAGCGGGAATGCGCGCGGCACGGAGGTGGTGATCCCAGACAACGCCTCGCCAGCCGTTCGTGCAGCGGCGGAGCGCTACAACCAGTTGGTTGCCGAGTTTGCGTTGCAGCAGGGGATTAAGGATTACCCTATTCGCGGCGTGCGCACCCGGGCTGAAAACCAGCGCGGCGTCCCCCACACCATACATGCTGAGCCGTTTTTTAATACGGACTTGGAGATGCAGCGCGCGATCCAAGCGAACCCCGCCGCGTTTGCCGCGCTGTACCCGCAGGCTTTTGGAGACATCCCAAACGTCCGCATGATCGCCCCGCATGGGGTGGGCAGGGATCGCGGCGCGGCATCCGAAATCTTTGGCGACGAGACCACGTTTGGTGAGACGCTGATACAGGCCGCGCTGGGCCAGAGCGGCGCGCCGACCACACCGCAGGGAGGTACACCAGTGGGCCTACGACTAACCCCCGCTCCGCAGGGTGGCGCAGGTGCGACACCTCAACCCGGTGCCGCGACACCTCAACCCGGTGCCGCGACACCTCAACCCGGTGCCGCGACACCTCAACCTGCCCCTCAGCGGGGCGGGCTGTTTGGTTTGTTCGGCCCCCAAGAGGGGGACTACCGGACAGCGGATGAGCGCCGCAGAGACCTGTTTGCCAACCTTGGCATAGGCTTGGCTGGGATGACGCTAAACCCTAACCAAGGGCTAATTCAGGCAGCGCAGAGCGGCATCGCCTCGCGCCGAGAGGCGGCTAAGGGCCGCCGCGACTTGGAGCTAACCAAGCAGCAGCGCAATCGGACTGCGGAGTGGCTGCGCAGTCAGGGGCGAGCCGATCTCGCCAATGCCGTACTGTCTGGCTCCATTGGCGCGTCGGACGCCGTGAAGCTGGCTTATACGCCGCCCAAAGACAGCCGCACCGCTCTGATTCAAAATTATGAATACGCCAAGAAGTCCGGCTATAAGGGTACTTTTGACGAGTTTCTACGCGCCGGGGGAGGCGGCGGAAGCGTCGTCAACGTAGGTGGTGGGGCTGATGAAAGCGCGCTCCAGAAGGAGCTGGGTAAGACCCTTGGGGAGGATGTCGCTACGTCAATCAGAGCAGGGCAGCAGGCGAGCAGAAATCTCGTCCGTTATGACGTATTGGAGCAGCTATTGCAGAGCGCACCGCAGGGCGGCGTCGGGGCGTTTGTCCAGATGGCTACCAATTTTGGCTTGAAGCTGGAGGGGTCCAGTGACATCGAGGCCGCGCAAGCGCTGATCAGCCAACTGGTCCCGGAGCAGCGCCAACCCGGCTCTGGCCCTATGTCCGACGCGGACCTTGCCCTGTTCAAGCAGAGCCTGCCTCGGGTCATCAACACGCCGGGTGGTAATGAGCTGATCTTGCAGACCCTGCGGGGTATAGCCGAATACGACATGCAGGCTGGGCAGATCGCGCAGCGCTTGGCGTCGGGAGAAATCGACGTACCAACTTACCTGCGCGATATGGCGTCGCTGAAAAACCCGATTCCTCCGGTTATGCGGCAGCAGGCTCCGTCGCCTTCTATGAGCGCTGATGATGCCGCCAACACCTTGCTGGGGAAGTGACGAATGGCTGACGACATGACTTACGCAGAGGCCAGCAACGTCCTAGAGGCGGTGCGCGTGCTTGAAGAGTTGGAGCAGTCTGGAGACCTCACGCCTCTCCAGCAGGAGGCGCTGGACACTTATCGCGCCAAGCGGCCTGCGGCAGAGCAGGAGCAACTTAAGACTGCCGCCACCTATCGCGGCATGCAGTCGGGCCTCGCCATGAATTTTGACGACGAGATTCGTGGCGCTGTGGAGGCGGCTAAGGAATTTATGCGCAGCGGCGACACCAAGGCCGCCAGCGCCGCCTATCGCCGCTACCGGGATTTGCTCCGGCAAAAGAACGAGGCCGCTCAAATGCTGGCCCCAGAGGAATACGCCAGCGGACAGTTTGCCGGTATGGGCGCGGGCATGGTCGCTCCATCAATGGGTACGGCTCGATTGATGCAGGGCGTGGGGGCGCTGCCCAGAGTGCTGGCTGGTATGGGCACGGGTGCCACTGCTGCTGCGCTGCCGCAAATTGGCGAGGCCGAGGGCGGGCCGCTAGATCGACTGTCCCAAGTATCTCCAGCCACCGCTGCCACTGGAGCGGCTATAGGCATGTTTGCGCCCGCTGTCGGTGCGCTAGGCGGAGCGACTACTCGCGCTGTTCAAGACGTGCGGAGGCTCGGGCGCACCCTACCAGAATACAGCGGCGCGGCATCCCGACGGGTCGCGTCGTCGCTGGGCCGTGCCGAGCGCTCCGGTGAGGACATTGAAGCCTACCTCGCCAGCCTCGGGCCGGAAGGCATGATTTCTGACATACCCGGCGCGCCCCTCAGTCAGGCGCAGGGGCTTGCGGTTATTGGCGGCGAAGGCGCGGACCTTATGGCTCGCTCGCTGCGTGAGCGCGCCGCTGGTGCTGGGCAGCGGATCGAGCAAGACGTTAGCACTTACATGGCGCAGCCCGGAGCGGCGTTTGCAGCTCGCGCGGAGCAGGCCCGCCGTAAGGCGACGGAGTTCGGGCCGCTGTATGATGCGGCAAAAGCCTACCCTGACCCCATGGATGTTGACGCGCTACGCAGCGGTATCGCCTTGGCGGCGCGGGATCAATCCAGCGCTGTGCGCAGCGCTCTGAGCAACGTGCTGTCTGACTTAGGGGCGGACGGTCCGGTGTCGGCCCTGCGCCTGCACAATGCTCGCGCGGCGCTGAGCGATGCTAAAGAGCAGGCTTTCCGGGAGGGCGCGGGCGAAAAGGGCAAGATCCTGAAGAACGTCCTCGACGAGATGGACCGCAGGCTCGACGAGATCCCCGGCTACTCCACTGCGCGCGGGGGGTGGGCCGACGCCTCGGCGCTTGAGCGCGCTCTTGATGACGGCAGGTCAGTCTTCACTGGCGGGCCACTATCCACGAAGTCGCCAGCCGAGCTTCGCGTCGAGCTTTCGGGCATGACTGAAGCCCAGCGGGAGGCATTTAAGAAGGGCGCACGCGAATATATTGAGGCCCTCATGGGCACGTCGCGCAACGACGCCGCCGCAGCGTGGAGTGCGTTTGACAAGGAGTTTAACGCTGAAAAACTTAGGCTGATCCTTGGAGAGGACGACGCAAACGCCATCATGCAGAGGCTGCAGGCGGAGAAGACCTTTTCGGGCACGCGCAGCGCGGTGCTAGAGGGGACACAAACGCAGTTCCGCAAGGAGGCCGGAGACGCTTTGTCAGCCGCGCGTGTCCCGGAAAGCAGCGGTCGGCAATCCATACCAAGTCGGGTTACGGAGGCAGTGTCTGTGCCGGTCAACCGACTGATCGACGAAATTCTTTATGGCCGCAGCGCACGCAACCTTAACCGAAGTCTCGGCGAGCTGCTGTCCATGCAGGGTCAGCAGCGTGAGGTAGCGGTTAACCGGCTCCTGCGCGCTGCTAGAGACATGCAGGATACCACCCGCGCTCAGCAGATTGTCGAAGCGCTCTTCACTGCCGGGGCGCTCACCTCAGTGCCCCTCGTGACCGAATAAGGACGGAACCATGGACCCAGAAGATCGCATCGAAGACGACGAGCTTCTCGACATCCTCGAGGACATGGGCGTCGAAATGCCGGAGCCTGACGAGGCCGAGGACGACCGAGGGCTGTCCGAAGACGAGGTCGAGGGCATCCTGTCAACTGCGGTGCAGGACGCCATCGACTTCATCGAAAGCGAGCTGTCTGACGACCGCATCCGGGCGCAGCGCTACTTCGACGGCGAGTGCGATCTCGAGTATGAGGCGGGTCGCAGCAAGGTAGTCTCCACGAAAACTCGAGACACCGTGCGGGCCGTCAAGCCCAGTCTGATGCGCGTGTTCCTGTCTAGCACTAAGCCGGTCGAGTACATCCCGACCGGTCCAGAAGACGTCATGATCGCGCAGCAGGCGACCGATTACGCCCACTGGCTGTTCCAGCAGTGCAACGGCTACCGGGTGCTGTCAGACGTTTTCCAAGACGCTCTGGTTAAGCGCATGGGTATTGCTAAGGCGTACTATGAGACCACTGACCGGGCGGAGATTTACACCTACACCGGCCTCAACGACCTGCAGTACCAAGCGCTGATCGTGGACCCAGACATCGAGATCCTCGAGCACAGCGTTACCGAGAGCATGACTGCTGTCTCCACACCAGACGGCCAGCAAGTCGATCAGGCTGAGGCATCGCACGACTTGAAGATCGTCCGCACGGTGACCTCTGGGAAGATCGTCATCGACAGCATTCCACCGGAAGAGTTTTTCTTTGACCGCAACGCCCGGTCCCTGCACGACAGCTACATCTGCGGGCAGCGGACCGATATGCGCGTCGGCGATCTCGTGGCGATGGGTTTTGACTTTGACGAGGTGGCGCAGCTCGACAGCTCCACCGACTCCGATACCGTAGTCGAGCAAGAGGAGGAGGCCCGCCGAGGCTACAGCCTCAACGTCGATGACGACGAGGACGCCACCGACCCAAGCATGAAAAAGGTCATGGTGACCGAGGCGTACATGCGGATCGACGTCGATGGCGCGGGCGTCCCCACGCTGCAGCGAGCGATCCTCGGGGGCAGCGCCTACAAGCTGCTCAGCGTTGAGCCTGTGGATGAGCTGCCATACGCGGTCTTTGAGATCGACCCGGAGCCACACACAATGGTCGGGCGGTCAGTCGCCGATCTAACCATGAACGATCAGGACGCGGCCACGGCGATCCTGCGGGGCATCCTCGACAACGTACAGATGACAAACAACCCGCGCCTCGCCATGCTGGACGGCGCGGTCAATCCTGACGATGTTTTGAATAATGAGATCGGGGCCATCGTGCGAATGACGCAGCTTGGCGCTGTGCAGCCCCTAGAGGTGCCGTTCACGGCGGGCCAGACCTTGGCTGCGATGCAATACATCGACGGCATGGTGGAGCAAAAAACGGGCGTCACTCGTGCGTCTATGGGCCTAGACCCAGACGCCCTGCAGTCCACGACCAAGTCGGCGGTTGCGGCTACGGTGCAGGCTGCCGCAGGACAGATCGAGGTCATGGCGCGCAACCTCGCCGAGGGCGGTATGCGCCAGCTCTTTGGGGTGCTGCTCCGGCTGATCGTCAAGCACGCTCCCGGTGAGCAGATGATGCGGCTGAACAACATGTATCAGCCCGTCGATCCCAGAGTGTGGAACACGTCGATGGACGTGGGGGTCAACATTGGCTTGGGCACTGGGCGCGAGGAGGAGAAAGCCGCAGCGTATCGCGAGATATTGGCGCTGCAGATGCAGATATGGCAGAGCTACGGGCCGACTAACGGCGTCGTAAGCCTGACCGGTATCCGCAACACCCTGTCTGACATGGCTGCCAGCGCTGGCATTCGCAACACCGAGCGCTACTTCGCGCCAATGAACCCGCAGATCGAGCAGCAGCTCATGATGCAGGCGCAGCAGGCTGCCCAGCAGGCGCAGCAGGGCCAGCAGCAGGGCGATCCCAACGCCGCCTTCATGCAAACAGAGATGATGAAGACACAGGCCAAGCAGCAAAGCGACGCCATGCGGATGCAGCTTGACGCGCAGAAGGCTGCAGCGGCGCACCAGCTAAAGGTCACCGAGTTCATGGCAGACGACGACCGCAAGCGTGATCAGATGGCGCAGGAGCTTGCGCTCAAGAACGCGGAGCTGCTGGGCAAGTACGGCCTGCAGGCCAACGAGCAGATGATCCGCGCTGAGCAGGAGCGGCAGCGCAACATAGGAGGACCACAATGACCTTAGAAATTCAGCGTATGCGGGACGCCGAGCGGCTGCTGAGTGACCCGGCTTTGCTTACGGCGTTTGCTATGTTAAAAAATGCACAGGTGGCGGTGTTTACCAGCACCTCGCACAGCGACGCTGATGTGATGGAAGCGCGCCGGATGGTCCGGGCGCTTGGCGACTTAGAGACCCAGCTCAAGCGGTTCGTATTGGACGGCAAGCTGGCTGAGCGCCGAAAGTGAGGAGCGGCACCGTGGAAGCCACGACTGCACCACAGATTGACGGCAACGATTTTGACGCCGTCGCAGACAACCTGATCCTTGATCGGGTGGACAGCTCGCTGGAAAGCCCCAGCGAGGAGATGGAGGCCGACGCTGAAGAGCAGGCAGACATCGAAGACGCGGAGGTCATCGACGAAGACGATGAGCCTGCCGCCCAGACGGATGACGACGACGCAGAGGACGATACGGACCTCGATGAGGAGCCAGAGCAGCTCTACACCGTAAAGGTTTACGGTGAGGAGCGGCAGGTAACCCTCGACGAGCTACGCCGTGGTTACTCGGGTCAGCAGGCCATCCAGCAGAACCTGCAGCAGGTTGCCTCGGCCAAGAAAGAGGTCGAGCAAGTCTATGCAGCTCTGCAAGCCGAGACGCAGGCAGTGCAGCAGCTCCGCCAGCAGCTTGAGAGCGGTACTATCGCCGCGCCCCCGACGCCGCCCAACGACGAGATGTTCAAGGATGATCCGATAGGCTACATGGAAGCCAAGATCGCCTACGACCGTCAAGTCAGCGAGTGGCAGCAAACGCAGCAGCAGTTTCAGGCGCTCGATCAGCGCCAGCGGCAGGTCCAGCAGCAGGCGCTGCAGGCTCACCTGCAGCAGGAAATGCAGGTGCTGCAGCAGACAATCCCTGAGTTCACCGACCCCAAGCAGGCGGCGACTATCAAGGAGCGTCTGGTGCAGACGGGTTTAGCCTACGGCTTTGACGCCGCAGCGCTCGACCAGATCACGGACGCGAAAACCGTTCGTGTGCTGTATGACGCGATGAAGTATCGCGAAATGATGGGCGCAAAGGACGAGGCACAGCGGAGGGTGGATAAGGCCCGACCCGCCGTCAAGTCTGGCGCAAAGAAACCGGCCAAGAGCAGCAAGGTGAAGCAGCGGCAGCAGGCCGCCTCTCGGATGCGACAAACCGGTAGCGTTGACGACGTTGCCAATTTCCTGCTGAGCTAAAGGACTGATCAAATGGCAGTAAATGCAAACACCAACGAGACATATGATGTCTCGACTATTCGCGAAGACCTCCAAGACGCGCTGATCTCGATCTCGCCGACAGAGACCCCCTTCATGTCGTCTATTGGCCGCCGCAGCGCGTCCAACACCTACTTTGAGTGGCCGGTCGTCGAGCTGGCTGCCGCGTCAAACAGCAACCGCGTTGCTGAAGGCGAGGCGGCACCGGGTAACGACGCCCCCACCAACGCCCTGCGGATGGCTAACTACACCCAGATTTCCGACAAGGTTGTCGAGGTGTCGGACACCAACGAGGCTGTGAACGGTGCGGGCGACGCCCAGCGCAAGGCCAAGCAGATCGCGTATAAGCTCAAGGAGCTGAAGCGCGACATGGAGACCATGCTGGTCGGTGATAACAACGCTGCTGTCGCAGGCTCCTCCGGCACCGCACGCGAAACCGCGTCGCTGTCTGCGTTCCTGAAGACCAACGTGGATCGCGGCAGCGGCGGTGCCAACGGCACGCTGTCTGGATCGACTGAGGGCTACCCCAACGCAGCCGCCACTGACGGCACGCTGCGGGCGCTCACCGAGGACATGCTGAAGGGCGTGATCGCGTCGTGCTGGGACGAGGGCGCGGAGCCGACCATCGTTCTGTGTGGCTCCGGCGTGAAGCAGAAGATCAGCTCGACATTTACGGGAGCGGCCACCCGCTACCGCGACATCAGCGACAAAAAAGTGGTCGCGGCGATTGACCTGTACGTCTCCGATTTCGGTGAGCTGCAGATCGTCCCGACGCGCTTCATCCGCTCGCGCGATGTCTTTGTCCTCGATCCGAGCTACGCCCGCGTGGCGTACCTCCAGCAGACCAAGCAGAAGCCTCTGGCGCGCACTGGTCACGCTGACCGCACGCTGGTCAGCGTCGAGTACGGCCTGCAGGTGGACACTGAGAAGGGCCACGGCGTCATCGCCGACATTAACCCGTCGCTCTGATGACACCAACGGAGGGGCGGCACCGCCCGCCTCTCCACCCCCCTCACAGGAGACTATAGGCATGAAGATTCGACTAATTGACAGCCGTGGCGTCTGGCTCGATGGCGCGCCGCAGGCAGAGGGCTACGAGACTACCGTAGACGATGACACCGCGCAGGCGCTCATTGACGCAGGCCTAGCGAAGCAGGTGCACACCCGAGCAAAGCGCAAGGCAGATGATGCAGACGCCGAGTGAGCAATACGGCTTTGACCCTGACGGCAAGCTCGTCATCCGACGCACGCAGGATGTTGAGAGTCTGATCGCTCTCAACAAACACGAGGCCGAGACGGCCCCGTCGATGCACGGCGACGCCGCTGTGCGCAAGCTAGGCTCGATCCCCTTTGTGATCGCCGAGGAGTGGAGCCGTGAGTGCGGCGCTGCTATCGGCAGCAAGGAGTTTGCCCTGTATTGCAAGAAGAAGCTCATGGACGGCGATTTCGCCGCCTTTCGCATTAAGGACGCCTAGCTGGGGACTCGCAGCGTGACCGAGAACTTACTTAAATTTTGGCCGGTGGCGCTGGCTTTCGTCGGCTTCTTGGTCTGGCTTATTCGCCTTGAGAGCCGCAGTATAGAGAACACGAAAGAGATCAAGCGGCTCTGGAATCAGCGCAAAGAGGATATGGACCTTGCGAAAGCGGCGCGTGAGGACACGAACGCGATGCTCGCCGAGATACGCGACGACATAAAGGCGCTGATTGCAAAGGTGGGTCCGAAATGAGACGTTACAGCAAGCGCAGCCTTGGCAATCTCAAGGGCATCCATCCCGATCTTCGCCGCGTCATCGACCGGGCTTTGCAGCAATCGCCTTATGACTTCATCGTCATCGAGGGGCTGCGAACCATGCAGCGACAGCGCGAACTGGTGGCGAACGGTGACAGCACAACCATGAACAGCCGGCACCTGACCGGCCATGCGGTTGATCTGTTGCCCGTCGGGCCTAACGGACCCGCCTTTGCATGGCCGCTTTATGACAGGCTGGGGCCAGCGGTGAAGGCGGCGGCGGAGGCCGAGGGCGTCAAGATCGAATGGGGCGGTGACTGGACTAGCTTTCGGGACGGGCCGCACTTCCAGCTTTCGTGGGACGCATATCCGGCTGAAGACTGGATTACAGGCGACGACGTGCCGAAACCGCGCACCAAGGCGCAGTCCACAACGCTACAGGCAGCCGCAGGAGCCGCTACAGCGGGCGCTGGGGGCGTTGCTACGGTTCTAGGCAGTCTTGATCCCGTGGCGCAGTATATCGTGCTTGGTGCGGCAGCTATCGCGGGCTTGTTCCTGCTTTGGATCGTCCGTGAGCGGTTGCGCAAGTGGGGCGCTGGGGACAGATGATCCGGCTCAAACTCTGGCTTGCGGCGGCTGGCGCGTTCATCGTGGCGCTGCTGTCAATTTGGTTTGGCGGCAAGAAGGCGGGCCAGAATGCCGCCAAAGCGGAGGAACTCAATGAGTATATCGAAACGCGCAGGCGCATGGACGCGGTGGACGGCGATGCTCGTCACCCCGATCTTCGCGAGTGGCTGCGCGAGCGCGGTGAGCGATAGCGCGATCTGCGACGGGCTGGCAGCGGACGTGGCCGCCCACGCTGCGGCGCTGGCTGAAGACGGTGGCGACCGGTCAGTCACGACCGGCGCGCGGCTGATACGGCGCTTCGACGCCGGTTGTGCTGTAATCAGTGAGTCAGGCGTGGTACTATACGCAGAGCAATCTTAGGAGGCCATGATGGCTACAATCGCAGATCGGGTCTTTGATAACGGCCTGACCACCCTCGACACCGAGGCAAACCGCATCGACATCTGCTCCTCGGAGCCGACCACATACGCCGCCGCGACATCGACACTGACGCTCGGCAACAGTACGTCACTGTCTATTGGCGCGCCGCAGGATCGCTCTGGCGGCGGGCGCGAGGTGGTGGTCGCGGCTATTACAGACGGCTCCGTTACAGGCACTGGCACGGCGACGCACTACGCTATTGTTGACACCAGCAACAGCCGCCTGCTGGCTACGGGTTCGCTGACCGCGTCGCAATCTGTCACCTCGGGCAACTCGTTTACACTATCCAGTGTGACAATCGGCATTCCTGATCCGGCGTAATAGGTGAAGCATGGCCAAACTCGTCAACCGCGCCAAGATGTCCACGGCCACAACCGGTACGGGGACAATCACGCTTGGCTCCGCTGAGAGCGGCTATCAGTCATTCGCTGATGCTGGCGTGGCTGACGGGGAGACTGTGCGTTACGTCATCGAGGACGGTACGGCTTGGGAGATCGGCACAGGCACTTACACGGCGTCTGGAACCACTCTAAGTCGTACTGTCACTGAAAGTAGTAATGCGGACGCAGCAATTAACCTGTCTGGGTCTGCTGTTGTGTATGTCACGGCGGTGACTGAGGACATCGTAAACGCAAATAACCCGATAATTTCCTCTGGGACGATCACAGAGGATGTGTACACAATTACAGACTCAGAACCTGCAATATCGCCTGATGACGGGTCTGTGCAGTTGTGGACCTTGACAGCGGAAAGCGACCCTACTGAGGGAAGCTGGTCCGCAGGTCAGGCGATCACGTTGATGGTGGACGATGGGGCTGCAGAAGTAATCAACTGGGGTGATATGGGCGTAACTTGGGTGAACAACGGCGGTTCTGCCCCAACACTCGCGACCACAGGCTACACGGTTATCGCTTTGTGGAAGGTCAGCACAACGCTCTACGGGGCGCTTGTGGGAGATGGCTCCTGATGTTGTGGCATAAGGTTCAAGGTGGTAAATTTTCAGACCCACCTGCGTATGTGGGGTCTGTCGATGCGGCACATTCCTCCGCAGGTGGCTGGTCCCTTGATGTGATGAGCATTGCGTCAACAGGCGATCTGGTGGTGATTGCATTTACGTTTGACGGGAAGGCGGACTCTGTCTGGTCGTGGAGCGGTATGAATATCACGGCAATGGACGATCAAACCGCATCAACATCCCCCGGTGCCTATGTTGGATATGGGTTTGTGCAAGCCGGAGATTCTAACCCAGTGCCAGTTGGTGTTAGTAGCGCTAATTGGGCTGGGTTGAGTGTTGTCGCTGCTGTTTTTGAGGGAGTTACTGGTTATGTGGCCGACCTTTCAGCGGGCAACCCGTGGTCTGGAACCCCAAACCCACCCGCCTTAACTGCTGATGGGAATTTATGGATTTGCTCGGGGCATTTTGAGGACGACCCAAGGGAGCTAAACGTGCCCCCCTCTGGTTACACCCTCGCCGGGAGTTCGTATTACTCAAGCTCACAAATCTCAACAACAGCTTTGGCGTACAAGATTAGCACTCTGTCCGCTGACGACCCCGGTCTATGGGGAAGTACGGATGGGGGGTTTTATGACGCTTGGAGGGCAACTACAGCCGCATTTACGTGAAACGTACAGCAAGTAGGGTTTAGAAATGCACGCAAAACAGATCAACGGCGAGTGGCAGCAACACACGCTTCGTCAGCTTCGCCAAGACAACCCGCAAATCAGCTTTCCGGCTGAGCCGTCAGACGAAACGCTGGCAGAGTATGGCGTCTATCCGGTTTCGACAGAGACCCTGCCAGAAGTCGACCCCCGCTGGCAACGCGCCGTTCAAGGTCCGCTGACCAAAACAGGTGATGTCGTCACACGCGGCTGGATCATCGAAGACATCCCGGCAACGGTTGAGATGGTTAAGGCTGAAGCCTATCGCCGCATCATCGAAATCTGCCCTGAGTGGAAGCAGCGCAACCTGACAGCACAGGCAACACAGCTTGCCAAGAAGGGTGAAGCCAACTGGACACCTGAAGAACAAGCTGCATGGGATGCGGGGGAAGCAATCTGGAATCAAATTGCAGCTATCCGCGCGGCCTCAGATGTGATCGAGGCGATGGACCCGATCCCGGCGAATTTCTACGACCTTCCTGACTGGCCGTAAGAGGGCTGACCGATGCTTGGATTTTCACCATTAGCCGCCGCACCGCTTGCGGATGATGGTGTTGCTGGTGTTGCTGGGGCTGTAACCTACGCGCTGACGCCGCTCCCTGTGGCTGCTGGATCGCCGGTAGTAGGTCAGCCCACCCTGACGCAGGAGCACGGCCTGACGCCGCTCCCTGTGGCTGCTGGATCGCCGGTAGTAGGTCAGCCCACCCTGACGCAGGAGCACAGCCTGACGGCGCTCCCTGTGGCTGCTGGATC